GCTCTCGAATGTCACCGATAAGCACCAAGCGCAGACAGTCAAGATCCAGATTGACGGCTTGCTCAACGCTTACAAACTCAGAGAGGCGGCTGGTCGATACGTCTCAAAAACGACAGTTGAGGAATCACTCATTCGGATCGGTGCGACATTCAAAGCGGCATTGCTGCGGATGGAGGCAGACCTGCCGCCAGCTTTGGAGGGAATGAATCCGGCGGCAATGCAGCAAACAATCCGAGGCAAGATTGATGAAGTCTTGCGAACCTTGTCGGATGAATATGGGAAAGTATATGGGCAAGCTGATTCATAATCTTTGCGCCTGCGCATTTCGATCTGCCAGTCCGCCGGCCCGATTGGCACCGTCTGACTGGGCATCTGGTCGGGTCGCGATCCAAGACGGATTGACGCCGAAGTATCAGATCGAGAACGCACCCTGGCAGCGCGAGCCGCTCGACACATTGGCAAACGCCGAGGCGAAAGAGGTCGTGTTCTTGGCTCCGATCGGAACCGGCAAGACGACATTCATGGAAGCTGGGCTGCAATACATCATTGCGGAGGATCCCGGTCCGACGCTCTTGGTCGGGCAAACCGATGACGACCTGAAAGACTGGGCAGAGACACGGATGGATTACGCGATCCGTAACACGCCGGAGACAGCGGCATTGATTCCAGAGGACCGGCACAAGAAAAGAAAAATGCAGATCCTATTTCCGCACATGTCTTTGTTTCTGACCGGAGCCAATCTCAGCGGCTTGCAGTCGAAGTCAATGCGCCGTGTGTTCAACGACGAGGCGTGGCAGTATCGCCCGGGCATGTTGAACGAATCGCGAGGTCGATTGCATGACAGATGGAACCGGCAGTTTTTCGTCCTGTCTCAAGCCGGAGTCTCAGGCGATGACTTGGACAAAGCATGGGAGCAGACCGACAAGCGCGAGTTTAGCTTTGCATGTCCTGACTGCGGCACCGTGCAGCCGTGGCAATGGTGCAACGTCAAAGGATTCGATGATGAGACATTGGCGAACATCGACCGAGCGAAGGCTGCATACATCGCTTGCCAGAATGAGGATTGCAGCCACACGATTCAAGACAACACCCAACAACGGCGAAAGCTGGCAGAGTCGGCTTACTATGTGCCGACCGCCGCTGACACCGCGATGCCTGGCTCGATCGGCTTCCATTACAACGTCCTATGCAACTGGCGCAAGCCGCTCTGGGAGATCGTGCTTTTGTGGCTGGATGCGAAGCAGGCACTCCGGCAAGGCAACACGGATCCGCTGCGGCAGTTCATCCAGAAGCGGCTGGCGGAGCCGTGGCAGGAGGACATCACCGACAACCGGCAGGAACTTGTCGGCGGTGGCTACCTCATGAGCGAATACACCGACGGCAAACTGACCGACGAGGAGGGCGTGGTCAATGGGATCAGGTTCCGATTCATGACGATCGACGTTCAGGCGGACCATTTCTGGGTCGTGATCAGGGCATGGAAGGCGACCGGCGAAAGCATGAAATTGTTTTTCGGCCGCCTCGAAACGATCGACCAAGCCGACGAGCTTGCGAAAAGATATGGGATTGCACCGACGATGATCGTGATGGACTCCGGTTTCTCCTCGGACATGGTCTACTCAATCTGCGCCAAACGGAACTGGACGGCACTGAAAGGATCCGGCCGCGACAGTTTCCCTTGGGCAACCAAGGAAGGGAAAACCAAGCTGCGGCCTTACCAGAAATTCTCAACCGCGAGCGCGTCGAATGGATCGACCTGCCGATTCGCGCACTGGTCGAGTGACCGGATCAAGGACATTCTCTACGCTCACCGGACTGGCAAGTCAGGATCGTGGCTTCTGCCGGATGATGTCTCGGCGGAATACTTGAAGCAGATCGATGCGGAGACGAAGCGCGAAGTGACGAACAGCAAGACGAAGCAAGTCGAGTATCGCTGGGTCAAGACCCGACAGAATAACCATGCTTGGGACTGCGAAGCGATGCAGATCGTTCTCGCGTTGAACTTGCAACTGATCCAAGGATTCGATCTTTGACAAACTCGACTAGTCTATGGGAGGCGATGAAGTGTCAAGAATGTGGGCAACGCAAGGATTGAAGAATGTTCAATTTGCGAACTTGCTGCGCAAAAGATACAACGATCTTCTGACTGCCAGCATCTCTGAGGGAGGTTTGGACAAAGTGACGAGCGCGACCAAGAACGGCGTCAGCATGGGCAAACAGGTCGGCTTGTCGGTCCCCGAAACAATGGAGGCGATGAGCAAGGCAATCAGCTATATCGACCTTGGAATCGTCCCATATACCAAGCGCACCCTCGGCAGGTTTTGACATCTCCGTCTAGTTTATGATACTGGATCAATACGGGAACTCTGTCCAATACAAGGCGGCACGCGCAGCCCAACAACGAGGGCATAGACCGTGGGAGCCAATCGAGAAAAAAGACATTTCCGATCTGATCCCAGAAAACGATCGTGTCAATTTGATGAGCCAGGCACGGCGCATTTACCTCAACTTCGGACCGATCAAGAACGCGATCAACCAGCGCTCGATGTATTCCGTCGGCCGCGCATTCATGCCGGAGTTCAAAGGCATGGATTTCGAGTTCGGCAGAGCGGCGACTGATTTCCTCAACGACACATTTTACCCGATCGGCGACTCACGCGGAGGGATGCACGATTTCAAAACGAATCTTTTCACATGGTCGAGCGCGATCGACGTCGACGGTGAGATCTTCATCTTGCTGACCGAGACAAAAAACGGCTTTCCAATTTACCAAGGGATCCCATCGCACCGGATCGCAACACCGAAAGGAATCCCCAACGGACCGCTGCGCGGAGGCGAATTGAAGGATGGGATCATCTACCTGCCGAGCGGAACGCCGAAGGAATACGCGTTTTGCGATAAAAACGGAATGCTTTCTGAGTGGATCCCGGCTGAGAACATGATCCACCTCTACGATCCAGAGTGGCAATATCAGGGCCGCGGATTGACTGGACTCACGCATTGCATCAACGACTGCCGCGACATCATACAGTCGACCGAGTGGGAACGCTTGGCGATGATGCAGATGAGCAGCATCAGCCTGATCGAATACAACGACACCGGCGGATCTGACCTCGATGATCCACGCAACATGCTCCTCGGCGGATGTGATACAGTGCCGAAAGGTTTGGTCGTTGAAAGCATGGACGGCGGCACCGTGCGCTATTTCAAATCCAACAGCGGCGGCAAGATCGAGACGCTCGTCAACAACCGCCCGGGCAATCCGTTCTTGGAGTTCCACGACCGACTTCTCAAATCCGCATATGCCGGTTTAAACTGGCCATATGCTTTCTACAACGGCCACGGAGTCGGCGGCGGCACGGCCCAGCGCACCGAGATTGCAATGGCGCAACGCGCGATCGAGGACCGGCAAGACCTGCTTTTCTACGCGGCACGGCGCATCGTGTCCTACGCGGTTGCCAAAGCGCAGAAGCGCGGCGACCTTCCACAGTCTGCGGACTGGTATAAATGGGAGTTCTCGACGCCTCCGAAACTGACCATCGACGACGGCCGCGTGATGAAGGAGCTGGAGTCTGCATACAAGCTCGGCTTCAAATCCGCGACTGAAATCACCGCGGCGATGGGCAAGAAATATGTTGATGTCGTCAGATCAAAAGCAGAGGAAGCGGCACTGCGCCAGATTATCGTCAGAGAGACTGAGGAGAAATATGGCGTGCATATCGACGCGCGAGAGATCGCGATGATGACACCAAACGAGCAACCGGATCCAGAAGATTCAAATCATGAAAATGATGAAAATTTAGACAACCCAAACCAAAACGGAAATGATTCAAATCAATAACAAAATCGGCAAGGTCAAACTCAACGACGCAGTGACACCTTGGAGCGCTGACGACCTCATCTCAGAGATCGAGCGGCAATACGGCAACAAGGCAGTGGTCGAGAACATGGTCGTCGGTGGCTTTTGTTGTTCGGCAGACGACGCACTTGAGACGCTTGAGATCGAGATCAACTCACCCGGCGGCAGCGTCCTCGATGGCTACCGCGTCTATAATTCTCTCATGCAGATGCGCAGCCGCGGAGTCGAGGTCATCGCGACCGTCAACACCCTGGCAGCCTCGATGGGCAGCGTCATTCTCATGGCAGCAAACAAGGTCAAGATCGTTGAAGGCGGTCGGATCATGATCCACGAAGCCTCGCAAGTCGTCAGCGGCACAAGTGAAGATCACGCACGCGCAGCAAAGAACCTCGAAGAAATCTCTGAGGAGATCGCCACAATCTATGCCAACCGGACCGGATCAACACCCGATGAGATGCGCGAACTGATGAAAAAGGAAACTTGGATGGGCGCCAAGGAATCCGTCGAAAGAAACTTCGCCGATGAGATCGTGAAATTTGACACCGGCTCAAATAACATTATGAGCATTCTTGCCAAACTATTCCCGAACAACGATCAAGTGGAACAGATCGAAGCCGCAATCCAAGAAGCTGACACGATCCGCGCCGAACTCAAATCCGCGCAAGATCAAATCGTCGACCTTCAAACCACGATCCAAGACCACGCGCTTGTCTCAAGCAACTTGGTCGAAGCTCAAGCCAAGATCATTGAGTTCGAAGCATTGGTCGAAGGCAAGGATCTGGAGATCGCAAACTTGAAAGCAGAGATCCAAACTGTTGACGAGAAAGCTGCGATCAAAGCATCCGAACTCCTCGCACAAAACGGACATCCTCAAACTGTCAACCTCAACGAGGACAACGAGGAAACCGATCATATCAAAATTCTTTCCAATCTCAAAGGTTCGGAGCGCACCGCATATTACAATGCGAACCAATCCGAAATCAAAAAACAACTCAAAAAATAATCTCAACTAACTAATCAAATGGCTACCATTTCATTCAACGACACAATCTTTGCACAAGAGGCCCTCAAAGCCTTCACCGCAAAGCTCGCCCCGCTCCGCGCATTCTCCCGTTCGCTTGACGACTCGGCAAGAGGCAAAGGTGACGCAATCGTGGTTCCTTTCATCTCCGCGATGACCGCAACCACTTTCAACAGCTCAACTGCCAACTATCAAACTGGCGGCGGTGCAGTGACCCACAACACGGTCAACCTAAACCAGCACAACATCGTCACTTTCGACATCACCGACCTTCAGAACGCAAACAGCTCTGGCGCACGTTTTGACGAACTTGCCATGCAAGCCGGTCGCGCACTTGGTCAAAAAGTTCTGGAAAACATCTGGAAGCTGATCACCACCACCAACTTCGGAGCCGCTTCGGTGACGACCGCAGAAGCCAACTATGGCTTGGCGCAACTCATCGCACTCCGCGCAGTTCTTGCCGGTCGTAACGTGGATGTTGATCCTGGTGTTTGCTCTTTCGTTCACAACACCGTCGTCGGTGCTTCGCTTCTTGGTTCTACCAATGTGCTGCAAGCCTACGCAATCGGTGACAATCAAGCCGCACGTCAAGGAACGCTCGGACAGCTTGTCGGTTTCCCAACTTACGAAACCAACATCCTGCCAACCGCTTCGACTTCTCTTGTCTGCTTCGCCGCACATCCTGATGCAATCAGCGTGGCAATGCGCTATCTTGAGCCGCAAGCCGGTTCCGAGTATCTCGCAGTCGAGCGTGCAGCCGATCCATCCGGAATCGTGATGGGCTATCGCCGCAGCTTCGACCAAGCAACTGGTCAAATGTTCGGTGCTTTCGAGTGCCTTTACGGAACCGCAACTGGCTTGACTCTCGGCCTCGCATTCGGCACGAAACCATAATTT